GAGTTGGAAAAGTCAATTATGGAGAATAAGGTACGGTTAATGGAGGCGCAAGTTGAATCTCTCAAATCCGCTAAGCGAATGGAGGCACTATACGAGGACGCTATCAATGCAGTTCGTTCTTATGCCTCGCCAGTTAGTTCTGGGAGCCACATAGATATTGATGAGTAGACGATCATATCATGAATTGATACGGATCGCGGATTTCAACGAGAGATACGAGTACCTCGCTTTACACGGAAAAATTGGCGAGAAGACTTTTGGCAAAGAGAGGTATTTGAACCAAGCTCTGTACAACACCCCAATGTGGAGAGCAATCAAGCGACAGGTAATAATCCGAGACGGAGCCTGTAACTTGGCACATCCAGATTACGAGATACGGTACGAGCCAATTTATGTGCACCATATAGAGCCGATTACCATTGACGACATTCTAAACGGCGATCCAAAGGTTACTGATCTAGACAATCTTATAGCAACGACATTTATGACTCATCAGGCCATTCATTACGGAACATCTGACTTGCTTCCAGAGGTTCCGATAGTTCGAATGCCAAATGATACTTGTCCATGGAAGGGGTGAGACTGTGGAAGAAAGTATTCTGGAGACTATACGAGGTATGGTTGGGCCAGACGTTAACTACGACGCGTTTGATGTTGACTTAGTTACGCACATCAACACATATCTCGGTGTTCTTAATCAGCTTGGAATCGGCAAGATGGGATTTACTATCGAAGACTCCGATGCCAGATGGTCCGACTTCCTGGACAAAGAAGACATGACGAATGGAATTTACAATTCAGTCAAGTCTTATCTGTACATGAAGGTCAAACTCGTATTTGACTGTCCGGCTAATGCCACGCTGGTTCAGAGTCTGAAGGATCAGTCCGAGGAGATAGCATGGCGACTTAAGGAGCAGCGTGAGTATGACCTTTACGGAGGTTGACAATGGGCTACGTATACTACAATCCGAACCCGGCAAACAAGTTCGTAGGTGATTGTACGATACGAGCTTTGTCTAAGTTATTAAACGATTCCTGGCTGAACATTTACGACGACTTGTATCTGCAGGGACGAGCGATGTTCGACATGGAAAATTCAAATGCGGTTTGGGGCGAATACTTGAAAGCTAACGGATACGTTCCGGAGGTGATTAAGAACACATGCCCTAACTGCTACACGATCAGACAGTTTGCAATCGACCATCCGGTCGGTTCTTTTTTATTGGCAACCGGAACGCATGTCGTAGCCGTGATCGACGGCGATTACTACGACACCGGTGATTCCGGAAATGAAGTACCTATTTACTATTGGCGAAAGGAGAGATAGTAAATGAACACTTACATACCGCCTTACTCGGCAGCTCAGTATCAGCAGCCAATGCAGCAGGTTCAACAACCAGTGCAACCTCAACAGCAGGTCAATAACTGCTCTCTCATGACGATCTTTGTCAATTCTGACCAGGACGTAAACATGTATCCTGTAGCAGCAGGTACGACAGTCATGCTGATTAGCTTTGAGACTGGCAAATTCTGGCTTAAGTCACGAGGAACGAACGGCGTACCGATGCCTCTTCGCGAGTTCAAGTTCAAAGAGGAAACAGCAGCTCCAATAATTCAAAATGGCGGAGTTTCGAGGGACGAGTTTAACTCGCTTTCTGCAAAGCTTGACAAGTTGATTGCAGACCTTGGAGGTGGAAAGAATGAATAATTCGATCTTCAACATGTTTGGTGGTATGCAGAACTTCATGAACCAGTTCGGGCAGTTTAGGAATAACTTGCAACAGACGGGAGCTAATCCGCAGCAGCAGGCGCTAAATCAGGCGCAGCAAATGCTTGATAGCGGAAAGATGTCACAGGATCAGTACAATCAGATCCTCAATATAGCCCAGATGATTCGTGGGTTCATGAGATAGTCAAAGTCTTGCAAGACAAGTAACTCATACACATTCATTTCTTATAACGGAGGTATAGCTATATGTCTCTTACAGAAAACACGGGTAACATGGTAATGCCAGTCGGCCCTATGGGCGGGTATGGCGGTGGCTATGGCGGATTTGGTGATAGCCTGTTCTGGATCATTGTGCTATTTCTGTTCGCGTTCATGGGCAATGGATTTGGAAACGGATTCGGCAATGGCGGCATGATGCCTTTCATGATGAACCAGAATACCGGAGCCGATGTTCAGCGCGGATTCGATCAGCAGGCTATCATGAATGGTATCGGCGGAATCCAGTCTGGAATTAACAGTCTTGCTCAGCAGCAGTGTAACGGCTTCTCAGCAGCTGAGATCGCTGCTAATGGACGCCAGATGGCTAATATGCAGCAGAACTTCACAATGCAGACAGGGCTGTCAAATCAGCTGAATAGCATCGCAATGACTCAGCAGCAGTGTTGCTGTGAAAATAGAGCAGCTGTAGCTGATCTGAAGTACACAGTTGCTAATGAACACGCCGCAACCAGATCGAACACAGACGCTAAGGTCCAGATGGTTATGGACAAACTCTGCCAGCTTGAAATGGACGGCATGAAACAGAACTATGAGAACCGGATTGCAAACATGCAGCAGAACTACCAGAACCAGATTAGCGACCTGCAGGGTCAGTTGAACGCTCTCAGGACTGATGCTTCTCAGAACGCACAGACCGCAGCAATTCTTCGGGACAATGCTGCACAGACTGTTGCTCTCGAGCAGTATCTGAATCCGACGCCGGTTCCTTCTTACCAGGTTCCTAATCCGAACTGCTGTCCTAACCAGAACTGGAGTACTGGCTGTGGCTGCGTAGCGGCGTAAAGGGGGAAATTCAAAATGGCTGAGTTTACTAATAGTGCCGAGCAGAATGTTCTCTACGGACAGGCTGCCATTCTTAACCGTACGAACTGCGGATGCAACAAAGGTTATATTCTGCACCGTGACGGTTCCGGCCTTGTAACTTTAAGAGGCATTGTGAATAACCCTTACTCAAATTTCGCAAGATACGAAGTTGAGTATGCTTGCAACATCGCTCTGGCGGACGGCGCTACGGTTGGAGAGATCGGAGTAGCGCTTGCTGTAAATGGCGAGGCACTTCCCGACACTTATGCTTGCGTGACTCCAGCCGCAGTTGGCGACTTCTGGCATGTTTCTGGCTTTGTGACACTTGATGTTCCTCGTGGATGCTGTCCTACAGTATCGCTTGAGAACGCCTCACCACAGCCTACCGCCGCAGCACCTAGCCCGGAAATTGTTGTGAGAAACCTTAATCTCGCAGTTAACAGGATTGCTTAAGGAAGGAGGAGAACCTGTGATCGATCGCGAACTTATTGAGAAGTGTGAAAAGCTTCTTGAGAAAGAGATGAAGAAGATTGTTGACAAGGGCGACTTAACTCCTGCCGAACTTGACAATCTTAAGAAAGCGCTTTGCATCGCCGACATGCTTGAAGGCCAGAGTAACGGAATGTACATGGACGATCCTGACATGATGTCTTATGGGTGGAACATTCAGCGTACACATCCATATATGGACGACATGAATGGCATGAGCGGCAGGCGAGGAAGATCTTCCGTGACAGGACGTTACATTAGTCGTGGCATGGATTCTTCAAACACAAACGGAATGAACTATGGTCAGAGCGGGCACAGCATCGAGGACCGTATGATCGCAACTCTTGAACAGCAGATGGACAACGCTAATTCCAGCTATGAACGTCAGATGATTCAGGAAGAGATCAATCACATCCGGATGAGAAACCGGTAAACAACTGGAGGGAGGGCCATAAGGTCTTCCCTCTTTTCATAGGGGAGAACATATGGATTCAGAGAATATTTCAGTTGTTCTTATCGCTGTCATCACGGCACTTACCTCATCCGGTTTCATGTCGCTCGTGGTCTATCTGATTCAGAGACACGATAAGAAGAAAGAAAAAGAAAACGAAAACGATTCTGCTCTTAGCAGGATGCTTCTTGGACTCGGTCACGATAAGCTGCTCTATCTTACAGACAAGTATGTTAGACGAAGTGTGATTACACTGAAAGAGAAGAGGAATCTCGATTTCTTGTACTCTCCATACGCTGAGCTTGGTGGAAATGGAGACTGCAAGATCGGATACGATGCTTGCCAGCAGCTTAAAGTCGTATCAGAGGAAGAAGCAGAAACTATAGATCAGCAGATTCACAGAAAGGAGATCGGCCTTGAAGTTGAATAACAAAACCTATGACGTACTTAAATGGATTGCACAGATTCTGCTTCCGGCGCTTGGAACTCTGTACATGGCGCTTGCTAAAGTATGGGGATTCCCGTATTCGACGGAGATCGTTGGCACGATTACAGCAGTCGATCTGTTCCTTGGTGCTGTTCTTGGCATCAGCACGAGTAACTACAGAAAAGAGCTTGAGAACGGCGGTGAATAATCAAAATGGCCGAAATCCTATTTGAAAGCTATTACGGCGTAGAGCCTCTCGGCGGAGCGTATCTTGCTCATCATGGCGTCAAAGGTCAAAAGCACGGGCGCCGTCAGTATCAGAATCCTGACGGGTCGTTGACACCGCTCGGAAGGATACACTATGGTGTTGGAAAGGCTAGAGAAGCTGCGGATAAGAATCTCGCACCAACGGTTAAGCAAGGAAAAGACAAGCCTAATATATCTCCTGCTGAGATGACGGCTAAGAAAGCCAATGACGTTGCTTTTGCTACGGCTAATTTGTCTTCATCTATAGAACGCTTGCGAGCAACAAAAAGATTCGATGAGAATGCTGAGCAGCTTACCGATGCCGAACTGAAGAAAAGAATTGGCCGGATGAATCTTGAAAAGCAATACAACAGCTTGAACGATAGTACTGTTCTAACCGGAAAAAGCAAAGTAACTGAGACTTTGGAAGTAGTCAGTAACGTTGCTGCCGTTGCGTTACCCGTCGTTTCGCTGGCTAGTGCAATATATAGGCTTAAACATTGATGTTGGAGGGCGACACGTTAGCATGTCATATACATCAACCGGCCATTGGACTGCAGAAGAATGCTTGCAGCACCATGGCATTAAAGGTCAAAGATGGGGCGTTAGACGGTTTCAGAATCCAGATGGAACACTGACATCAGCTGGTAGAGAAAGATATAACGTCATGAAAGAAGCCGGGAAAATAGTCGGCGATGAAATAAAAAAGTATAAAAGAGACATTGAGAAAAGTGCCAAAGAAGCTTCAGATTTCAAGAAGAAATACATTGATTCTGGGGACGAAGGCACTAAGAATTGGCTTAATGACACGTTTGGTCGCGGACAGTGGCAAGAGATGTTTGATTCGGAAACAGACGGAATTCAAGCAGCCAAAGAGGCTGTCATAGATGAATGGGTGGACATGGACCGATCAGCAAAAAACGTTGCGACGCTGTCTGAAGTTTATATTAAGACGTTAGAGCCTTATTATAAGAAATTCACTGAAACACCCGTATCGCAATTAAGTCGAAAAGACTACAAAGTTGCAAAAGAAACGATCAAGCGCAGAAAGAAAGGCCAAATTTAAAAGGCGGTCTAATTATGAATTATACCTCAACTGGTAACTGGACAGCAGAGAGCCATCTGGAACACCACGGCATTAAAGGTCAAAGATGGGGCGTTAGACGGTTTCAGAATTATGATGGCACCTATACTCAGGATGGTTTAAGGCGCTATCAGAAGTACGAAGACCAGTATAGCACTGCTAAGAAAAATTTGAAAGAGACAAAGCGTGCATATCGCAGCGGATCAGCGTCACAGTTAGATGTAAATAGTGCAAAAAACAAGGTCAAAGACGCTAAAGCAAAACGAGAAAAAGAGTACGAAAGGCTCAAAAAAGCGCATCAGGCAGACAAAGGAAAGGAACTGTATCGTAGAGGCAAAACTATTACCGGAAACGACGAGAAGCGCGAAGCGCTAGATACAGCAATTTCGCGAAGTTTGAGCGTCGCTAGTATAGCTGGAGGATATTATCTTACCAAGGGTGGAATTGTAGGAAGAGCTGGGGATGGCAGTTATATTTATAATAAAGCCGCTGAGTACGCAAAAGTTGCTGCTATTGGCGCAGCATCTGTAGCAGCCGGAGCGGCAGTCACCAAAGCTATTCTGAATCGACAAGATAAGAAGATGCGTGCATACAGACATTATAGCAAGCCAAATTCAAAGCGAAATTGAATAACGACAGGAGTTGATGCGTTTGCTTTCTAATACTGCGACTCCTATTTACTACGGTCAATTCCGGGACGCAGTCTTGAGAGGCGAAATTCCGGTATGCCAAGAGATTTCTATGGAGATGAATCGCATAGATAATCTCATTGCAGCACCAAATGTTTACTACGATGATGAAGCGGTAGAAGGCTGGGTGAGGTTCTGCGAGAATGAACTCACGCTTACTGACGGCTCTCCGCTTCATCTTCTTGATTCATTCAAACTTTGGGGAGAGCAGGTCTTCGGATGGTACTACTACATCTACAGAAGCGTGTTCGAACCGTACGAAGATAGACCGGGCGGGCATTACGTTAACAAGAAGATACTGAAACGGCTTACGAACAAACAGTATCTTATCGTTGCTCGAGGTGCAGCTAAGTCTATGTACGGAGCTTGTGTTCAGGCGTACTTTGAAACGGTCGACAGTTCAACGACGCACCAGATTACAACCGCTCCGACCATGAAACAAGCGGACGAGATCATGTCTCCGTTTCGTACAGCGATAACTCGATCTCCGGGACCGTGGTTCAAGTTCCTTACTGAAGGTTCACTTCAGAACACGACAGGATCCAGAGCAAATCGTATGAAGCTGGCGTCGACAAAGAAAGGAATCGAGAACTTCCTTAACGGATCGCTTCTCGAAGTACGACCGATGTCTGTTAACAAGCTTCAGGGTATGCGTTGCAGGATAGCAACAGTAGACGAGTGGCTGTCTGGTGACATCCGAGAGGACGTTATCGGTGCTATTGAACAAGGCGCGTCTAAGAATGATGACTACCTAATCATAGCTATGAGCAGCGAAGGAACCGTACGAAATTCTGTAGGCGATACAATCAAAATGGAGCTAATGGACATCCTCAAAGGGAAGTACATTAACGACCACACTTCGATTTGGTACTATCGCTTGGACGATATAGCAGAAGTAGAACGTCCTGAAATGTGGCTTAAGGCTAATCCCAACCTTGGCAAAACAGTTACGTACGAAACGTATGAACTAGACAAGGAACGAATGGAGAATGCTCCGGCTACGAGGAATGACATTCTTGCTAAGAGATTCGGAATTCCTATGGAAGGTTATACATACTTCTTTACGTATGAACAGACCATTCCACATCGGCACCGAGAGTTCTGGAGAATGCCTTGTGCCATGGGTGCCGACCTTTCGCAGGGTGATGACTTCTGTGCGTTCACGTTCTTGTTCCCGCTTGGTGATGATACTTTTGGTATCAAGGCCAGAAGTTATATTTCAGAGAGAACTCTCAGTCGCCTGCCAAATGCCATGCGGCATAAGTACGACGAATTTATGGCTGAGGGAAGTTTGGTCGTAATGGAAGGCACTGTTCTAAACATGATAGAGATTTATGAAGACCTCGATCGGTACATAAATGAAGAGGTCTGCTATGACGTCCTGTGCTTTGGTTATGACCCATACAATGCTCGTGAATTTGTTGAGCGGTGGTGTCTTGAGAACGGAGACATGGGCGTCGAAAAAGTAATACAGGGAGCCAAGACAGAGTCTGTGCCGTTAGGCGAACTTCGCGATCTTGCAGAAGACCGAAAGCTGTTGTTTGACGAGCAGATCATGTCCTACACAATGGGGAACTGCATTACTATGGAAGACACTAATGGAAACAGAAAATTACTTAAGAAGCGTCACGAGCATAAGATCGATAACGTAGCGGCATTAATGGACGCTTGGGTTGCGTACAAACTTAATCGCGATGCTTTTGGCTGAGGTGACAAGCAATGTATAATGACTATCTGGAGCACCACGGCATTAAAGGTCAAAAGTGGGGCGTTCGAAGATTCCAGTACCCAGATGGCAGCCTTACGAGCCTTGGTCGAGTTCATTATGGTGTTGCCGACGAATCGCATACTAAGTTACAGCAACGAATTGCAGGCAGAATAGTCAAGACTAAGACTAAAAAGATACTCAAAGATTATGCTAATTCGCCTACAGAACTTGGGAAAAAATACGTAGATACGGTTCTTCCGGTTGATACCAATCTTTCCAGAATTCAAACTGAAACCGAGTTTCATGACTGGGCATTTTATGCGGTGTATAAGCACGACGATGTCGATAAGTACATGGGGCTTTTCGGGTATAACTTAAAGAATCGAGCAAAACGCGAAGGTCGGGATGCCGATGTTTTTCAGTTGCGTATACGAAACGTTTCCAGGCTCAAAGTACCGTCTGAAGCGAACGCGTCACATGCTTGCGGAAAGCTACTAAAAGATAAGACTTTCGCAGACGATTTAAGAACCGCTATCAGCGAGTCGTCAAAAGACATGCACCGTAGTTCTCAACAGAAATTGTTTAAAGATGCGGTCCAACGGTTAAACAAAAAACAGCTTAACGATAATGACGAAACCGTAGTTTATAAGGCTCTTAACTTGACGCTTGTAAATCATAGTGAAGCAGCTCTTAGAACGCAAGACCGTTTCTATGGCGAACTTAAGAAGCAAGGTTATGATGCGTTGCTCGATCTCAACGACAAAACATACAGTAGCTACCACGCAAAGACGCCAGTTATCGTTTTCAATACGTCAAAGGTATCTTTGCAGGCAGTTACAAATGCAAACGAAAAGACAATGAAAGCGTTGAACATTAAGTATAACGCTAGGCGTGCCAAGGACGAGTCATACGAGCATACAATCGGAACAATTAAGAGAAACGCTTCCGAGAAAGCAGCGAACGTTTCGGATTACGTCGACCGGAAGATTTACGACTATCTGAACAAGAAAAAATGACCAAAGTTTAAAGGAGGGCAACACAACATGCGAATCTCATGGGACGAACTAGGAACGCACTTCTTTAAGCAAGGTACGGACAGAGGGGTGCTGTATACTTACTCCGGCGGCGACTACATTGACGGCGTTGCGTGGAACGGTCTGTCTGAAGTAAACTTGAAACGAGAAGGCCGAGACAAGACAGTACTATATTCCGGCGACGTTCGTGCTGCCATCCTGTTCACTGGTGAAGAGAACGCTGGTTCAATCAAGGCTTACACGTATCCACCGGAACTGGACAGATGCCTTGGTGGCGTTGAACTGCTTCCTGGAATGTCGGCGTACCAGCAGGAGTATCAGCCGTTTGGGTTTAGCTACCGTACTTACATAGGAAGTGATACTGACGGCATGAGTCACGGATACACGATCAATCTTGTCTATGGTGCACACATTAGCTCTATGGACGACAACGACTCAACCGTCGACGATTCGTCGGACATCAGTCCACTGAACTTCGAGTTCGAATGTGTGCCCGTCGATACTGATGATTACCGTCCGCTGTCTGTCATCAAGGTGAATTCCACCAAGTTCTCTTCAGAGAGCCTTTCGGAACTTGAAGATATTCTTTACGGCACTGCTGATACCGCGCCAAGGCTTCCCTCTGTTGAAGAGCTCATAGAGCTGTTTACACCTGAGCCAGACCCAGGAGACGATGATACGTATCCGTCGGAAGAGCTGTATCCGTCTGAGTACCGGTTCCCCGCTGACGTAACGTATCTTCTTAAGAACGTTCCGGACAACTTTAGAAACGCTACGATCAATGGCTCGACAGGAGCTAATGGCGCAGCATCACTGAATCGTGTGAGAAGCGTCAAGGCTGTACCAGTACGCTCTGGGCATAGAGTGGTGATCGAAGCAAGTACAGGCTATGCGTTCTGGGTGTACAAGTACGACGAGAACGGTGACTATATCGGCTACGAACCGGCATCCGCAGCCAACAAGTACACTGTGGCAGCATCCGATACCGAGTACTCTATCCGATTTGTAGTACGAAGAACTGACAACGCTGCGTTCAATGCATTTGACGTCGGCACTACGTGGCGAATAGACGCCACTATGATTGTGTAAGGGAGGACTTATGCTATACGAATCAGAATACTATGGCGTCTGTGACCTTGGAAGTCCTTCGCTTACTCATCACGGCATCAAAGGCCAGAAGTGGGGCATAAGGCGTTTTCAGAATCCAGACGGAAGTTTAACTGAAGCCGGTACGATTAGGTATAAGGGTTTTAAGCGAAAACAGAATCTGATTCAAGAGCAGCTTGGCATAGATGTTTCGTTAAAGCAGCTTAACATTCGTGACAAGAATGAATCGGAACGCGTTCATAAGAAAGCAGGAGAAAAGGTCTACCATGTTACACCGCTCGATTTCAAAGAGCTTCGTGACGGGCAAGACCTTTTTATATCCGCGTCCGACTATGACCGCAACACGTACAAGTCGTTTCTGTCTCTAATGCTCAGGCAAAAGGGATTCGACAAAGTTAGTGAAGTAGAAATGACGCTTAAGACTGACCTTAATGCTCCAAGCAATAAGGACCAGCGGCGAATGTTTTCCGAGCTGTATTCTTCCAATAAGAGAATGTTCGATTCCGATATTTCAGACTATTACAAGAAGAAAGGCAAAAAGCAGCCGGAGAATGCTTACGACGCGTTCATACCAACGCTTGACCGAAAACAGTCTAAGTCAAAAGAAGCGTTCTATAACAAGCTGAAAGCAGAAGGTTACAACGCTGTCTTGGATCAGCACGACGTTGACAGAAGCTGGATGCAGGCAGGAAGGCCCCTTATTGTGATGGACGCCGCGAATGTTCTCGGAAACGTTAAGTCGAGCCCGGTAAAAACCAAAGACATAGAAAACAGCTTAACTGAGCTTGGAATACTAAAAAGGAGGTGACAACATGATTGACTATGAACCAATAGGATGGATTGACAGAGAAACGGCGCGTACGACTCCGACTAGCGCTGCAAACTTCAACCACATGGATGAGGGAATTGAGCAGGCTACAAATTTCGCTAATGAGACCCGTGAGAAGGTTGATGAGCTTGAGTCCAGACAGTCCATCCAGGAAGCAAGAATGGACACGATAGCCTCCTTACCGTCTGGGTCTATCAGCACCAAGGGCGACGCGGAACTCAATGATATTCGCTCAGGTTACGACGGCTCGGTCTACACTACGGCAGGTAATGCTGTACGAGGGCAGGCTAAAACATTACAGGGCTATATTGACGCTCTGGAAGCCGCTAACGCTGTCCTCTCTGGTCAGATTGAGAATCTTGTTCAGACTTCATCTGAAGCGACAGTCGGCAACGAGGAGCTTATTGATATTCGAACCGGTTACGACGGCACTGTTTACAACACGGCAGGAACTGCTGTACGTGAGCAAATTAGCGCTGTCATCACCAAGGTTGAGAATACCGACAATACCAAGACCGTAACCCAGGAAGAGTATGACGCTCTCTCCGAGGAAGAGAAGACTAACGGCACCATCTACTTCATCACTGACGGCGGTGGTGTAAGGCAGGCGGCAACCGTAGAGTACGACAATGAACGAAGCGGTCTTACAGGCGCCACAGTCCAGGCAGCTATCGACGAAGCAGCCGAAGTAGTAGCCACTATGCGGGAGACTGATACCAGTCTTCAGAGTCAGATTACGGCGTTAAATAGCAGCCTGACACCTAAATCTTATACCGGGTATTCTTTTAGCGCCTATTCAGCGGTAGATATCGGACTTTCTTACGTATACATTATTGGGAAGATTTGCATTTTTTCGCTGGCCTTTGTCTATACTTCCGATTACACGCCGGCTGCAACGCAAATTTTCGTAAACGGTATGCCTAAACCCGCCCATGATTCATATTTGCAGGGCATGTCCTTTAACGGCAGTTCAATGGAACCGTTCAGATGCAGGGTATATGCAAATGGTAACACAGGGTCGATAAGCAATTACTATTCTGGAATGAAAACCTATGCGAATGTTCCTTCGATAATTACGGGTGTTTATGTCATAGCATAGGTAGGCGCGAAAGGACTATTTAACAACGCAACTACAAAAGAAAGGAGAACAAAGTAATGATCCTTCTTAAACTTAAAGATGGGGTTACTGTCAATCTGACAGACAACTCAACGATTACGAGTTGCACTACCATCTTACAGAAGTTTGCTGAACTGGACTCTCTTAAGAAGGAGTTCACGGCAAAGAATCTGTCATCTGTAGAGTTTGGCGGCGTCAAGTATACCGGTATCGTTCCGGTTAACTTCACCGTTGACTACAACTACGAAGACGGCAATGTCAAAGTGACCTTCCACAACCGGTTCAAGACCGACATGGAGGTAATGCAGGAGCGGTTAGAGCTTGCTGAAGGCGCTCTGCAGGAACTGATCATAGGAGGTATGTGAGATGCGCGCTAAATTTCTTGCAATGAGAATTATAAACGGCTACATGACCCTTGACGACATCGCTGATCCCGGCCTTAGAGAAGAGGTAGCCGCGATTCTTGAAGAACTGTAAGGAGAAAATTCAAAATGAGCTTTATTAACAGACTCCAACACGGTTGGAACGCATTCATCGGTAGAGATCCGACACCTCGAGTATCGACCTTTCCGTCGAGCACGGTGTATGGCGGGCCTCCGAGGAACATTATCTCGTCTTCGGTAGACCGATCGGTAATCACGTCTAGGCTCACGAGGATCGCTGTTGATGTTGCCTCGGTGTCTATCGCTCATGCAAGACTCGATGACGAGAGCCGCTATAAGCAGCCGATGAATTCCGAGCTTAATCAGTGCTTGACACTAGCCGCAAACTCAGACCAGACGGCAAGAGCGTTCTTACAGGATGCTGCTATGTCGTTGCTGACAGAAGGTGTTATTGCCATCGTTCCAACAGAAGCTACAGCGAATCCTATGCTTACAGAAGGCTACGATATCGGAGCGCTTAGAGTCGGTAAGGTCGTTAAATGGTATCCGAAGCATGTTACGGTCAACCTGTACAACGAGGATACCGGGGAACGAGTAGACCGAACGTTCCCGAAAGCTATGGTCGCATTGCCTGAGAATCCGTTCTACGAGATCATGAATCGTCCGAATAGCACTTACCAGAGGCTGATTCAGACGCTTCGACAGCTCGATCAGTTAGATGGACGACAGGCATCCGATAAACTGGACCTGATCATTCAGGTTCCGTACACTGCCAGATCTGAACTTCAGAAGGCGAGAGCTAACGGCAGAAGAGAAGAGCTTGTGAGTCAGCTTTCAGGCTCAAGGTACGGAATCGCTTACATTGACGGGTCGGAAAAGGTAATTCAGCTGAACCGAGCTGTTGAGAACAACCTGTTCAATCGAGTTGAGTACTATACTAACATGCTCTCTGCGGAACTTGGTATGCCGGCGTCGGTTTTCGATGGAACTGCAGACGAAGCAACAATGCTGAATTACCAGAACCGTATCATAGAGCCAATCATCTCAGCGCTGGTCGACTCTATGAAATGGAAGTTCCTGAGTCGTAAAGCTCGTGGATCGAAACAGTCGATCGTGTTCTTCAAGGATCCGTTCAGGCTCAGTCCGATCGAGAAGATCGCTGACGTTGCAGACAAATTTACAAGAAACGCAATTCTTTCTGCTAATGAGCTCAGACAGATCGTTGGTTTCAGACCGTCCGAAGATCCGGAAGCTGACAGACTTAAGAACGCAAACCTCAATCAGGACAGACAGCAAGTCGAAGGCGAGCCGCCGGTTCCTGAAGAGGACAATGAAGAACCACAAAGCTAGTAAGGGACCCGAAAGGGTCTATTTTTTATGCCTGAATTTGGTCAACTGGGCTCGGCTTGGAGCAAGACAAACGCTATCTCCGAAATGGGACTACGAAACAAAACAAAGGCAGAAAAACGAAAGGAAAAATTCAAAATGGCTGAAAGAACCTATGACTGCAGTGGTTGGGCTACTCGGTATGGGCTTCTCTGCTCTGACGGACGAACCATCGAACCCGGTGCATTCGCTGGTCAGGATGGCGAAGAGGTCCCTATTGTATGGGGTCATGACCATGGAACGCCCACAACGATTTTGGGCTCAGCACTTCTTTGCCATAAGGATGGAGAGGGCATGTACGCTCTCATGTCGTTTAACAATTCCTACGAAGGACAGCACGCCAAAGAGGCAGTATCCCACAGAGACATTAAACGGCTCTCCATCTATGCGGATCATCTGAAACAGCAGGGTGGTAAGGTTCTTAACGGAATCATTAAAGAGGTAAGCCTTGTCTATGGTGGTGCCAATCCCGGCGCTTTCATTGATAATGCTGTGCTTGCTCATAGCGATGGCTCATACGACCTGATCGAAGACGAAGCGATCATGTACTTTGGGGAGTACTCCAATATTGAGCTTGGCGACACGCTTGAACATTCAGATGAGAAGGAGGACAAAGACGTGGCTGAAGAAAAGAAAGAAGAAACAAAGAAACCCGAAACAAAGAAACCCGAAACAAAGAAACCCGAAACAAAGAAACCCGAAACATCAGACAAGACAGTTCAGGACGTTATCGATGAAATGACAGAGGAGCAGAAGAAAGTCCTCTATTTCTTAGTCGGCGAAGCTGCAAAAGGTGCTGACGGTGATAAAGACGATGACGACGAAGTGGAACATTCCGACGAAGGAGGACATGAAACTATGAAATACAATGCTTTCGAAGACCAGGCTCCGAGCAGATCTAACGTTATTTGCCATGCCGATCAGAAAGAAATCATCAAGCTTGCAAAAGATTCTCGCTGCGGCACTCTGAAGAACGCCATCCAGTCCTATATGGAGGATAACTTCCTGCAGCACGACGATGCCGCTGCTCCGGTAGGCGGCTTTGACAACACCGATACGATTGGTGACGAACAGTTCACTTCCTTTACTGCAATGCTTCCGGAGTACAAGGACGTAAACGGTCGTATGCCGGAACTCATTACCAACGACCAGGGATGGATCGGCGTCGTAATGGCTAAGACGCACAAGAGCCCGATCAGCCGTATCAGAACCAGTCAGGTTGACATCCGTAACGCGGAACAGCTGCGTGCAAAAGGTTATCAGAAGGGCAACAAGAAACAGCCGACCGGTCAGTTCAAGCTGGCAAGACGTACAACCGATCCGCAGACCGTGTATGTAACCAACGCCCTGCATCGTGATGACATCGTTGACATCACCGATTTCGACTATGTTCAGTACCTGTACAACATCGATCGCATGATGCTGAACGAGGAACTGGCAACCGCTATCATGCTTGGTGACAGCCGTCAGGATACTGATGAAGCGAAGATCTTCCCGGAACACATCAGACCGATCTGGACCGACGATGATCTGTACACTATCCATGTAGACCTGAAGAAGGACGAAGTAGCGAAAGAGCTGCAGGGTACCGACACAACCACATATTTCGGCGACAACTTTGTTACTGCTGAGGCCATGGTTAACACCTGCCTGTACTCTCGCGAGCAGTTCCGTGGAACCGGCACACCGGATATGTTCATTACTCCGAGAATGCTGAACACCATGCTGCTGGCACGCGATCGTAACGGTCATCGTCTGTATTCTTCCAAGGCTGAGCTTGCAACCGCTCTGAACGTTGGTAACATCTACACCGCTGAGCAGTTTGCTAACCGCGTGAGAACTGCTGGCGAAGGTGCAACCGCTAAGAAGAAGAAACTGCTGGCTCTGATCGTTAACCTGAACGATTATGCTCTTGGCAGCACCAAGGGCGGCGAAGTGACCCACTTCACACAGTTTGATATTAAGTTTAACCAGCAGCTCAGCCTGCTCGAAACCAGAGTGTCTGGCGCTCTGACCAAGATCTACTCTGCAATCGCAATCGAGGAAGACGTAACAACGGCGACCACTGGCGATTGATATTTGCTAAATGGAGGTAACTGGTATGGCGAGGAAATATTACGGCATGATCGGCTTTCTTAAGCTTGTCGAAAAACCTGGTAGCGTGTGGGAAGAGGAGATCGTGGAGCATCCATACAAGGGGGATGTTCTGCGCTTTTCGGTCCAATACCCAAAAGGTTCCGGTCTTAATGACGATGTAAAGCTGTCCAATGAAATCCAGATCGTTGCCGACTCCTTCGCTTACCAGAACGCCCATTTAATGAAGTATGTCACATATTTGAATGCTAAGTGGACAATTACGAACATTACGATCGATCGTCCACGAATCACATTGTCTATCGGAGGTGAGTACAATGGACCGCAGACTAGCTCTTGACGAGGCGTTGAGATCGATTCCTGGAGTCAACGTGTACTACCAGCCTCCGGAGTCGGTTCGGATGAGGTATCCTGCCATTAGATATTCTCGAAGAACCGTAGTTACGACATTTGCTGACAACAGACCGTACTTGACAGATACGGGTTATGAGCTTGTCGTTATTGACAAACGCCCGGACAGTCCAGTAGTGACAGCCGTATTAGCATTACCAAAGTGCAGGCATACTTCACACTACACAACCAATAATTTGCATCATGACACGTTTACTATCTACGATTAGGAGGTAATAACATGAAACTTACATGGGATAAGCTTGGAGAGCATCTCTATGAAACTGGCGTTGACCGTGGTGTGTTCTACAGCTACGACAAAGACACAAAAGTATACAAGAACGGTGTTGCCTGGAATGGTCTTTCTGCAGTAAATGAGAGCCCGTCAGGTGCCGAAGCATCTGCTATCTACGCCGACAACATCAAGTACCTGAACCTGGTATCTGCTGAGGAATACGCAGCGTCTATCGAAGCATACTCCGCTCCGAAGGAGTTCATGGAGTGCGACGGTTACGTTGAGATCGCAGATGGCGTTCTGGCTGGTCAGCAGGAAAGAAAGCCGTTCGGTTTCTGCTACAGAACTCTGATCGGTTCTGATACCGAGGGTACTTCCAAGGGCTACAAGCTGCATCTGATCTACAACGCTTCCGCTTCTCCGTCCGAAAAGCAGCACAGCACCGTAAACGATAACCCGGATGCTGTTTCTCTGTCCTGGGACATCTCCACAACCCCGGTTGACGTTCCTGGAATCAAGCCGACTTCCTGCCTTGAGATCGACTCCACGACAGTTCCGGCTGAGAAGATGACCGCTCTTGAGAACATCCTGTACGGAACAGACGAAGCCGAAGCTAGACTTCCGCTTCCGGCAGAGATCATCACGCTTGTTGGTAAAACCGCTTGAGAAATTCAAAATGACCACTTTTGGGCCGCTTTCTTCCAGTAGGGTTGGCGGCCCTCTTTCTATTTGTGAAAGGAGATAAACCGAATGTTTAAGGATACCGTTAAATACAAAGACTTTAATGGCAATGAAAGAGAAGAGATCGTAAGATTCGACCTCAGCGAAGATGAGCTGATGGATCTGGTTCGCATTGACCCGGATTTCAATGCGGATCGTCTGTCTTATATTATGGAGACGCAGGATGCCCTTGCCATGTACAACGTTGTCCGCAAACTGATCGTCGTAGCATACGGTGAGATCAGCGAAGACGGAAAACATTTCCGAAAGAGCGATGATATTACTAGAGACTTTACGCAGTCCGCAGTCTATCGTCAGTTCCGAGACAAGCTCCTTGAGTCTTCTGATGAAAACGAAATCAAGAACTTCCTGTTTGGTGTTCTTCCGTCCAAAGTTGCTGAGCAGATTGCGAAAGGAACCGACGGCCCGCAGCTTATTAAGGGCAACTAACGGATAAAGGAGGTGACTGAATGCTCGAACTTAAGATTAAAGGCGGCGAGTTTTGGGATGAGGGTAAGCGAGAGTTCTTTAACTACAAGGACTGTACTCTTAAGCTAGAGCATTCTCTCGTTTCTATTTCAAAGTGGGAATCCAAGTGGCTTAAATCATTCTTCGATCAGGAAAAGACTGCTGAAGAGACGCTCGACTATATTAAGTGCATGACGCTCAATAAAGATGTCGATTCCTCTGTCTACAGTCGTCTTAGCATGAAAGACATTAAAGCTATTAACGATTACATTAACAGCCCGATGACTGCCACTACGATAGCCAAATCCGACGATAAGACTCAAGGTTCCCACGGTTTTACGACTTCTGAACTCATTTACTATTACATGATCCAGTACGGAATACCTGTAGAGTTCGAGAAGTGGCATATTAACAGATTAATAACTCTGATTCGGGTATGCTCTGAGGAGAATAAACCGAAGAAGAAAAAGTCAAACCCGAAAGATCTTGCACGAAGGTACCGTGAGATTAACAATGCTCGGTTAGCGAAGTACAACACGAAAGGATAGGTGATCGGTTTGCCCAGCATTTACGTTAAAGAAGTTGGAGAATTCTCTAAAATTGCTGAGTACCTATCATCTCCGAAGGACCGTCAGTACATGGAGATTCTGAACAAGTACGGGTTGCTTGGTGTCGAAGCATTGCGAGCGTTTACGCCGATGGATACAGGCGAAACAGCGTCCATGTGGCGCTACGAAATCGGCAATGACGACGGACGACTGACTTTGTCATTCCATAACGACAATATTAACGAAGACGTCAACATTGCTGTCATTTTGCAGCATGGTCACGGTACTGGAACCGGCGGATGGGTCTCTGGACGTGACTACATCAACCCGGCTCTTGACATAATCATGCAAGGTCTATCAAAAGAACTGGATAAGGAGGTTAGAGCAATATGAGTAGCGGAAATGTTGTCGATTCAAAGGTCGTTGAGCTCGGTCTTGAAAATCGTAACTTTGAAACTAATGCTAAAACTTCTTTATCCACCCTCGAACGACTGAAGGCAGCTCTCAAGTTCGCGAACGCTGCTGATTCGTTCAATGACATTGATGCATCTGTTAAGAAGATCAACATGAACGGGTTGACGAATGGTGTCAATTCATTCAAATCAGCGCTTAACCAGCTGAAGAGTATTGCAGTATTCTCACTCATGTTCAACGAAGTGACGAAACTTCAAAATGCATTCGAAGGCTTGGTTAAGTCACTCACTATCGACCAGGCTAGTGCTGGCTGGAGTAAGTACGCTGACAAGACCCAGGCCGTTCAGACCATTATGGCAGCAACGGCGAAGGACTTTAACGATCAGGGAGAGCAGATGGAGTACGTGAACTCTCAGTTGGAGAAACTGAACTGGTTCACTGATGAAACTTCATACAACTTCCTTGACATGGTTAACAATATTGGTAAGTTTACTAGCAATAATATTAAACTTGACCAAGCTGTTACTTCCATGGAAGGTATCTCAACTTGGGCCGCAATCTCTGGTGCTAACGTCAACGAAGCCGGACGAGCCATGTATAACCTTTCTCAGGCGATTTCTGTAGGCTCCGTGAAACTCATGGACTGGAAATCTATTGAGAACGCTAACATGGCGACTTTTGAGTTTAAGCAGACTGCAATAGAAACGGCAGAAGCACTTAAACTACTTAAAAAAACAGGTGACGATTCGTGGGAGACTATGGCCGGTCACGCTGTGTCTGCATCAAATTTCAACCAGGCTCTTTCTGACGGATGGTTTACTAGTGAAGTCTTGCTTACAACGCTGGAAAAATACGGCAAGTTCACTGACGAACTATATGGCGTCATGGAGCAAGTTGGCGATAGCGTTACTACGTCGCAGATTCTTGAGTATGTAGCAAAATTCAAGGAAGGGACGCTAGACATTGGCGAGGCAGCGGCAGAGACCGGCGTGTCTGCTAGTACTCTAAAAGGGCTTCTTTCTGGCTTGTCTTCCGAGACGCTTGAACTTGGTGAGAAAGCATTTAAAGCTGCTCAGGAAGCAAAGACCTTCCAGGAAGCTATCGATGCTACGAAGGACGCAGTTTCAACCGGCTGGATGAACACGTTCGAGATCATGTTTGGAGACTATCTCCATGCGAAGAATCTCTGGACAGATCTCGCAAACGATCTTTATGACATCTTTGCAGAAGG